CTTGCTTAAGACCTTCAAAACCAGTTGTCATTTGAGCTATAAGATCTTTTTCTACTGGAAAAAATCTATTTAAATAATCTTGAAATTCTGATTCATAAAGATCTGCTAAAGTATCTTGTGCTGATTGATCTCCACTTCTGAAAGGATTTACATAGAGGTTATTTCCTTGATTAAAATATCCCCGTTGACCATATGTAGCATTACCAAAAAGACCTTGTAAGCTATCGTAATAATCTTCACCCATTTTTAGTTCCTAAATATAATCCTGCACCTGTTCCAATTGCTGATCCTAGTATAGATTGCGTTCCTTGGTTTCTTTGGAATGAACCTTGAGCTTCAGATATTGCTCTTTTTTGTGCCAACGCTCCAACATCAGCAATTCCTGATATAGCTTGTCCAGCCTGTCCTTGACCCATAGCAACAATATTTTGCATGCCTTGATAATATCTATCTAATTGCCCTGATAAAGCTTCGGTAGTTCCTAAGCCCATACCTCTTGCTTGTGCTTGTTGCATTTGTCCTGCTAGGGCTTGATATTGTCCGCTAGTTGGGTCTTGTCCTTGTGCAAATAATTGTTGTTGCATTTGCTTTCTAGCTGCTTGAAATTGAGGCTGTTGTTGTGCATTAACAAAACCCTCAATACTTTCAAATGCTTCTGGGTCTTTCATTGCAGCAACATTAGCTATAAATTCATTCTCTAAAGGTTTATAGTATTGTTGATAAAGATTAAATCTTTGTGCAGCAATTGAAGCTAATGCTTTTTGTGATTTTGTGTCTTTGATTGTTGTTGATCCACCGCCACCCATTATATTTCTTTCTCCACTATTAATAGTTTAGTTTTATATCCTTTGTGAGATAGTGCTTTTGCCAAACCAGCGTGAGGAGTCCAAAGCTCTATCTTATTACATCCTCTTGCTTCTGCCATGTTTTCTATATACTCCATGTAGTTATCAGCCGCACTGCCTCTCTTATCATATGCCACCCATATCAGTAATGATTTGGTTGGTTTAAACATATTAGGCTTTTCTTGTAGAATGATAAAGCTCTCACATGGATCTTGCTCTACATCTACATAAAGCTCTGCTATGTTGTTAACTAGGGCTGTGTATATGTCTTCTGGTCTCCAGTCTGGTTGGGATTCTTTTTCTATCTCCCGAAGTCCTGGCTGTATACAATCCCAAAAAATTCTTACATCAACTTGAGTTAACATTTTTCTTGTAAGATATCACTTTTTATACTATGTATCAAAGCTATTCTTCCGTATCTGTGGGTGGATATACATAATCTATACCATAAATCATAGCAGTAAATATGGTATTCATGTCTGTTTCTTTTTCTGTAAATATATTTACCGCCCACCCCAATGCAATTTCATTAGTTACAGAATCAATATGAAGCATCTCATTGCTTTCTAAATCAGCAATTCTTGCATATGGACTAAACGTCACCCATTCATCTCTTGTTGCTGTTACGCTATCATCATCTGTTCTTGTAGCTGTTACTTTTACATGAACCTCTGTGATGACTTTTACGCCATGAACCAAATCAGCGTTTAGTCTAAGGAAATCGTATTGATAATTAAATTCATGAACCATATTAGAATCCTGTTGTTACTGTCCAAGTATCTTGTGTTTCGCCAATTTTTAATATTGCACTTCTTGTGTTAAATGAAGTTGAGCTAGATGTTATTCTTAATGTAATAGTATCTCCATTATTAACTGTTCTTGAAGCGTTTGAATAAGATCCGTTATTAACTTTAAACTCTGCACTGGTATGAGATCCTGTTGCAAGTTCAGCAGTTGCACTACTAAATGAACCGCTAAGAGAAACAGTATTACTTGTAATAACTGTGTTTTTAGCTACACTAAATTGATCTGTAAAAGTAAATTGTGCTGGAGCATTAACACCAAACTTAATAAACCTAGCCTCAACAAAATCTACATAAGCTGGATTGGCATCACCCTGAGCATAAATAAAAAAGTTCAAAGTGCCACTACCCTCATATCTAAAGGCTAATGGTATATTAGTAGTATCAGCACCTGGAACCAATCTTGACTCACTAACAAGACCAGGTAGTTTTTCAATTCTAGGAGTTTTATATATTACATGAGAGGTTGCTTCTGATAGCTCTGTAGTATCTCCTGTTGTTGATACATGGGTATTTACTTGGTTTGGTGCATTTGAGGTAGGGCTACCATTATTACCATAACTACCATCAGAAATCATAAAGTGAACAGTTTTAACCTGTCCTGTTCCGCCCTTAGCTCTAACATATCCTTGATAAAAACCTGCTCCTGTTCCTATTTCAGCGACATGAGCATATCTAAAGTCATTGTAGTAAAAGCCACCCATAGTAGTTCCAGAAGTTTTAGCTCCTTTTGTTGGTAGAGCAAAGTTATCTGTATTTACATTGTCTACGGTTATGGTGTTTGCTGTTATCTTCCCGCCTTCGATAGTCGTAGTGTTGGCATTAATATCTGCTGCCGATCCACCTGCCTCGACTGGGGTAATAGTTAGTTTATTGGCAGAAATTGTACTTGTCTGTATGTTGCCACCGTGAATAGAGGTTTGTCCGTCTGTAGATAGATCACCCTCCACCACTAAACTATTAGCAGTAATTAAACCGTTAACATCTATTCTTGCTGCATCAATAGTTCCAGCAGAAATTTTACCTGCATCTAGATTTGCTATCTTGGCATCATCAATAGCTGCGTCACCAATCTTTGCATTGGTAATAGTTCCGTTTTGAATAAAAGCATCAGACATATAAACGCCTGCTGGCACTGTTTCACCATTGACGGTTGTAGATGATGTTCTAACAATAAAAGGTATTGATGCATAAGCACCTGTTGGCGAAACAATTTGAAAGCTGTCTGTTTGGAAAGTGACATCAACCACTCCTGTTCCAGCTGAGGCATTATTCTCAATAACCATGCCACCAATTCTTGGTGGGTTGCTTCCTGCTGCAACCTGTAATACATAAGCTGCTGCTGCATTACCTTCTATATCAGCAACAGATGAGGATAAAGATGTAACGCTTGCAGAAACCCCACTAACATCACTGGTAATTTGAGTTATAGCAGAAGCATTTGCTGTTATGTTTGTTCCCTGTTGATTAACAGAAGACTGTAAAGAACTGATAGCTGTAGACTGTCCAGATATATCATCCTCGTTATCTTCAATCCTAGAAGTTAAAGAAGTAATGCTGGTGTTTACAACATCTATAGCATCATCATTGGCTGTAATCTGTGATTGTAGACTAGTAATACTAGATCCCAATCCAGAAATATCACTATCATTACTAGTTACCGCAGTTTGTAATGCAGTAATTGATGAGGCTTGAGATGTTATAGTTCCTTCTGCTGAGGTAAGCCTACTATCTATTCCGCTTATTGCTGATGAATTTGCAGTAATATTTGTTTCGGCTGTATCTACATCTCCCTCTAAAGTTGTTAAATCGTTTTGTAGTGCTGTAATGCTGGATGATATGCTTGATATAGAATTTCCTTGCGTGGTTACAGTGGAGTTCAGTGTTGAAATGGCACTAGCGTTTGCACTTACATTTGTATTTGTATTAGTGAGACTGTTTTGCAAAGATGTAATGCTCGTACTATTTGAACTAATATCTGTTCCCTGTTGAGACACCGTACTTTGTAAAGTAGATATTGCTGAAGAGTTTGATGCGATTGCCCCATCTCTTACTAGCTCCCACTCCCCTGATGTTATTTGATCTGCTGTTGCTGAAGCTGCTCTATATAATTTATTACTATCATTTGTGTCTATCCATAGATCACCTATAGCCGTGGCTGTAGGAACAGCATCTTGTGCAAATGTTTTTGTCCTGGTGTCTACTTCCCCCGAAAGCGTGTTAAGGGATGTTTGTAATGCTGTAACAGAAGTAGCTGAAGCTTTTGTTGTCAAATCACTTTCGTTTTGTGTAACCCTTGTATCTAATCCTGATATGGCTGAGCTGTTTGAACTAATATTAGTATTAGCATTATTAACGGATGTTGTTAAAGAAGTAATAGAAGAATTTATAGAAGTTATATCATTGTCATTTGCTGTTACTGATGACTGTAAAGCGGTTATAGCCGAACTGTTTGTGCTGATACTTCCTTGTGCTGTAGTTAAATCTGTATTTAATGTAGTTACATCAGATTGTATTGTTGTAATACTACTTTCTGTTGCAGTGACTCTTGTTGTTAATCCAGATATTGCAGTTGTATTAGAGGTTATGTTTCCCTCTGCTGTTGTTACATCTGACTCTAAAGCAGTTATATCTGTTTGAACTGTGGATAAAGTTCCATTTATTGTTGATATGCTGTTAGTAAGACCTGTAATAGATGTGGTATTTGCAGAAACATTGCTGTCAGTTGTGGCTAAGCTGTTAGTTAAACTTGTGACGCTTGATGTTACTGATGTTATATCACCATCATTTGCTGTTATTTGGGTTTGTAAATTGCTAACAGCAGTAGCTACGGTTGATGTGCCATTGTATCCAGTTAGTGTACTTTCAAGCTCTGTAATGTCTGAGGTTATTGTTGATATATCAGACTCTGCTGTGGAGACTCTGGTAGTAAGCTGTGATAATCCTGTAGCGTTTGCTGCTAAACCTGTTGATGAGTCAGTAATTGCTGAGTTTAAAGTAGTAATATTTACAGATGTTGATATGTTAGCTTCATCACTTACTCCAGCTACTAATAAAATATTAGCTGCATTTGACTCAATGGCTAATTCATTAGAATCAATCTGTGATTGTAATGTTGTATCTACCGAAGAGGCTGCACCCGAAGATGTGGTTGACCAAGAAGATCCTGTCCATATGTAAATTTGGTTGTTATTGTCTGTCTCAATCCAAATATCACCCTCTCTTAAAGATGTGCTGTCTGCTCTTTGTGTTGGTGCAGAGGCAGATCTTATTGTTCTTCCTGTTGCGGTTGTTAAAGAACTTAGGCTACTTGACAGACTTGTAATATCACTTGCTGCCGTGCTTGCTGTAGATTGTGCTGCTGTAGCGGCTGCTTGTGCGGTATCTACTGCTGTGTCTATAGATGTAACAGCATTTTGTAATGTAACTGTTTGCGAGTTTAGGTTTACTGTTATAGATGAATTTAATGTTGCCAGTCCTGGAAGATCTGCAATAACTTCTCCAAGAGATTGCATAATTGCACCAACATCAACTGCTGTAGAGGCACTAACTCCGTTTAAAGAATGAAAGCCACTCTTACGACCATCTGCACTTACGTTACGCAACCAATAGTATCTTGTAGTATTAATTCCAACTTGATGCACAAAGACAGATGCGGTTACAGATGCTAAAAATACTTTGGTTCCAAAAGTATCTGAGGTGTTTACCCAAACCTCTGTATGTGAATGACCTCTATATGTTGGATAATCCCAACCGACAATTATATTTTCAAAAGCTCCGTTAGCAGAAACTCCAGTTGGAACAGTAGGCTCATCGCCTTTTTTTTCGTCACCACCAATAATAACAAAATCACTGCCACCAGAAGAAAATGAAAAGTTTCTTTTAGCTATACCAGCATTAATAAGGTCCCTAAAGGTTACGGCTGAGTCTAGTTTATTTCCTTTTTCCCCTTTGAGCTGGGCAATAGAATCATTTATAGATGTAGCAAAACGCTTGCCTTCTGGGTCAAAGCTTCTTGGGACAACAAAGGTTCCCCTTGCTTTAGCCATTAGGTGATCTCCTGTGGACTTTCATAAACACAAACTTCATTAACAATATCAGTTCCTTCAAGTTGTATTTCAAAAGACTTAGCCCTGTATCCTCCTGGTAATCTAAATATTTCAGAATTAGTAACAGTCTGTGTGTGCTTAAGACTGCCATCGGCATAGAGTTTAAATGTTAAAGAGTTGTATGATTCTGCACTAACCTTTGCAACACCAGGAGAGATAGGTCTATTAGTGTAAAACTCTTTTGATTTCCATGTATAGTTTCTTGCACTTGATCCTTGCACAAACTTTTTCAAAGTTCCGCCTATAACTAAATATAGAACATCTTCTTGTCTGTCATTAAATCCTGCTGTTGCATAAAAATCTAAATCTACAAATGCATTCTTTTGCCCTCTTGGATCAAATAAAAATCCTTTTTTACTAGAAGAATTGGTTCCGTCCCATGTGAAAGCTATGTACTTGCCCTCATATTCGTATGCATCTATGTTGGTTGGATAATAATCTTGCCATTGATCTCTGGTAAATATTTGTTCTGTAATAAGTTGTATACCTGAGTTAGATGCTAATACCAATCCATCTGGCGATGCATAAATTGCATATTCTCCCATATCTACCAATGATCTTTTATTACTGCATGGTAGGTTTGCGTCTATTTCAACCATAGCCATAGCACTAGGATCTGTTCCAGAAGCCATTAATGGTTTGCCCTTGGTTGTTACCAATAAGCCTGAAGCTATTGATGCTATAGCAACTATATCGTCTTTAGTTGTAAGTTGATTTGCTAAAGGGTAAGAGTGCGGTAAAAAAGCCTCACTAAATAATAATGTATTTCCAGCAAAGCCAGCAGTTATGCCGTTTGGCATGGTAGTGAGTCCTAACATTGGTCCGTCTGGATGATCTGCTGAAGTATCATCTGGTGGTGCTAAATTGTCTGCTGATTCTATTTCTTCCCCGAGAGAAGCGTCTAAGACTGAATCACTAACAGTGTGAGCTGTAGTTGTACTTGAATCACCCACAAATCTAAACACACCGTTTACGTCTGTTCTATATATTCTTCTTTTAGCTATAGAATAATTACCTGAAGTTATTGCTGGAAGTTGCACAGCAACTGTAGATCCGTTTGCTGCATCTACAATATCGCTTGATGTTACTGGAGAGGGAGGACCCTCTTCACCAAAACTTGTTAGCTCTGTATATAAATATGCTCTAGAGCTTACTTCGGCTCCAGCATCTGCTGTTGAGTTGTCTACTGTAATACTGGTAATAGCTGCTGGGGCAGGTAAGCCAAGTCTAAAAGTTGCAGCTGGATAGGGACCAGACCCTGTAAATAAAGTAGAGCTATTCCCATACTTAGGAAAAGTACCATAACCAGTAAAATAAAATCTTCCATATTGATCCTCCTTAATTGGACTTGCAACAACATCTACTTCATCTGTAAATGTAAACCACTGATTTGAGGTTGCTTTGTAGATAGTTTTGGTAGTGCCTGTAATATTACTTGCTGGATGTGAACTTGGCTCAGAAGCGTCATTAACATCCACTGGCAAACCTTCAAGTCTCCCTGAATCTAAAAAAGCATTCTCTGTGCTTTGTGCCATATCTTCTGGCAAAAGTCTTGGAGAGATCTTTTTATTAAGTCCACTAAATGTTGTAAGTTTAAATCCAGCCACGCCTATTCCTTTTTATCGTTTGGTGTATGTGATGCACCAAAATAAAAAGATATCACAGCACTAGCCAAACCTCCTAAATATCCTAACACTAAATTAATTAATGCTTCTGAATTTTGCTCTGGTGGTTGCAAGGTAACTAAAAATATGTATCCCATAAATCCACCTAATGTCATTAAACCCATAAACCTTGTTGTCCAGTCTTTACTAAACTTAGTTCTTGCGTCTTGTATATCTTTTGTTTCTAATGCAAAAACATCTACCTCAAGCTCTTTCATTTTTAGCTCAAAGTCTTGCTCTGCTTTTTTTAGCTCTAACATTTGCTCAGGCGTTGCTGATTGTATTGCTTGGTTAATGGATTTAGGATCTGATTTACATCCTAATACCTGTGCAACTACTGATGCTGCTTGTCCGCCTAACGGACCACCTAATGCTGAACCCAATGTTGGAGCAATAGCACCAACCACATTCTTAATTAAATTAAATTTCATTTGCTATCCTCATATTGTGTAAATGGTCAAAGGCTTGCTTTTACCTTTAACACTAATCGGTTTTAATAATTTTAACTCAATTTGCGACTTATTTGCAGTGGATTCTCCTATCAATATATCTACGCCTACTTCTTTTGTTGCTGATTCAAGTCTTGCTGCCGTATTTACTGGATCGCCTATGGCTGTATAATCGAACCGTGAATCGCTTCCCATATTACCTACAACAGCTAGCCCAGAATTTATTCCAATACCAATTGCAATATTTAACCCTGATTCTTTTATTTCGTGTTGCATTTGAATCGCTGACGCTATAGCTCTATCCTCTTGATTCTCTAAATCCATAGGTGCTGAAAAAATCCCCATGCAGGCATCTCCGATAAATTTGTCAATCATTCCGCCATGTTGCTGTATAGCATTTACCTGAATACTTAATGCCTTGTTCATAATCTTAGTAACTTCTTCTGGTGGTAGTTTTTCAGATAAGTTTGTAAAACCTCTAACATCTGTAAACAAAAATGTGCAATATCTTTTTTCTCCCCCGAGTTCCAAGAGGTTAGGATTGTCTTGTAATCTTTTAACTTGTCTTGGATCTAAGTAATGTTCAAATTGTTTTTTAATCTCTTGACGCAATTTATATTGTTTTTGGTAGTTAATATAGTATGCAACGGTAGAAGTTATGATTTGAGACACAAAAGTCCATGAAAAATCTAATAAAATGCCCTTCTGAACGCTAAAAACTCCTGAGAAGCCCGTGGTGAAGAGTAAAATTGTTACGATACCTAAACCCTTACCTATGCTAAGAAAATTAATTGTGAGCCATGTCAACGACACAAAAATTCCTAAAATTAAAATTTCAGCCGCAAGATGCCAATCTGGAATGTAAGGAGAGTTTTCTATAAGAATTGACTCAGATAATGCTGCTTGAATTTTATGTGGCTCTAATAATCCAGTCGGAGTTGCAATTTGTGGCATGATTCCGTTTGCGGTTATTCCAACAAAAACAAACTTACCTTGGACATTCATTTCATCTAATGTGGTTTGTGGAGTGTTAACCCAACTAATCCATTTTCGACCTAAACTATCTGTCTTGACTGGTGGCAATCCTTTGACTCTAATTTCTTCTATCCCAAGATTATTTGTTTTAATTACATAAGTATCAGCACCAACCAATGACTTTAATACCTCTGTACCAAATGCGGGGACATATCCATCTGGTGTTTTTAATAATAAAGGGATTCTACGAACTAGGTTGTCAATATCGGTAGGTGCAGTTGCAATACCCTGTTGTACATAATTTCTAAGGTTGATAGTATTTTGAACTACACCTTCAGATAACATACCACCTTTTTCTTCACCCAGGATCACCGTACCAATTGTTTTTGGGTATATTTGATTTGGGGCTTCAAACATTGCCAATATTGATGTACCTTGTTGTAAGGACTCCGCAAACTCTTTGTCTCCCCCAAGTCGATCAGGGTGAGGAAATGATATAACCCAACCAACACCAAGAGCACCATTACTTAATATCTCGTTGTTAATTTCAGCAAGTCTTTGTCTTGGTAAGGGGTATCCGCCCTCTCGATCTATAAAATCTTCATCAATGTTTAATATAGTGAAATAACCAGAGGGCTCTTGTTCTGGTATTAAATAATCAAATATTTTAAGTTTTAATATTTCAGTTGGCGTTGACTGATATAAGACAGGCAACACTAATATTATAAGTATGGTGAATAGTAGTCGTTTCATTAATTACTTTGAGTGATTTTAATAGTGCTACCAGTACCACCATTTATTTTAATAATATTAGATGCACCATCTTGTATAAAGATAACAGTATAACTACCAGCAGAGTCTATATCTACTCTAGCTGTATCGCTAACACTACGCATAAGTGTTAATACTTCTCCTGTTATAAAAGATGTTATCTGAGTGCCTAAGTCTTGACCCAGTTTAGTGCCAACAATGTTGGTGGATGTAGCATCTTGTGCTAACTGATCTTCTTGTTGTATTTCTTGTAGTGCATCTATAACATCTAGTAAATCTTCTAAGAAGTTTACATCAAGATAATTTATATCTAACTCTGTAAACTCTAGCTCTTTTTTAGAATCTAAAAAATCTTCTTCTAAAAAATCATTATCTAAACCGTCAAAGTCTAGTATGTTTTTCTTTTTGGTTTGCGTTGTTTCTTCTATAGCCACCTCTTCTTTAGGTGGATTAACAATAAGCATATTATCTATAAGGTCTAGTGTTAGGTCTAAGATTACAGGGGAGCTAGGTGATTTTTCAAAAACATCTACCGTTGTAGCCTCGTAAGGTTTATTAAGTGTAACCGTACCCATTGCTGTAGTTACTAATATCTCACCACTAGAATTACCAAACTCATCTGGTAAAAGTATAAGCAAAGACCTACCGATTTCATCTACCGTAACTGTAAAATCAGTACCACGAATTGCTATGTTTGCTGTGGGTGTTTTAAGATCTATATTGTTTTTATCTATCTTATTTAGACCACCAGTAATAAACCTGGCTGTACCTAAACCAAAGGTAATAGCCATTTTAGACTTGCTAGGATTAGGGTCAAAGATGTATTCGTCTATGGTGAGCTGAGAGTTTTCTGTAAGTTTTACTTTGGAGTCATCTAGGAATGTAATAGCCATACGACCATTAGTCGTAATTGCTTCATCATTTTGTTGTATATCAAAAGACTCTTTTGCTTGATATGGCTTGTCTCTTACTATTTGTGCTGAACCATTTAGTTCAGATATGTTTCCTATATCAACAGCTTGTGGTTGTTCCGCCATCGTTCTGAACGACACAAACAGTACCGTTAGAACCAGTAGTTTCAATTTTAAGCCAGTCTGCTGCAAGAGTTGATGACTGTATGATATTGAATGTTCTACTGTTTCCTGTTTGGTCGAGATAGAAGTAACCACCTGCATATCCGCTTCCTGTAAAGTTTACTGTGTTGCTATCTCCATCTACATCTACATAGTTAGTAGCACCATCATAGTTTATATCAAAATCAAATGTGTTGCTGTCACCATTAATAATCCAGTCTAGGTCAAGAGAACTTGCAAGTGCAGATGTTCCTGTATCTAGGGTAAAAGTATTAGAGCTGCCAGTTACGTCTACGTTATAATCTGAGCCATCAATACCATAAGTGTCTGTAGGATCCCCTTGAATAGTAAAGGTATTGCTATCTCCATCAAATTCAAAAAAACCTGTAATATTATCACCTAGAATATCGCCTAAAAATTTATTGGTATTACCTATTTGGTTTATATCTAGTGTTAAGTTTAAGCCATCCAAATCTAGTGCTGTAAGCGTTCCTGCAACAGAGTTTAACCCACCTATAATGTTTGAAGATCCTAACTGTTCTAGATCTATGTTTGCTGTTGATCCAGACTGATCTACATATATTTCGTTATCAGCCGCGTATAGAGGCGACACAATCAGCATCGCAATTAATAGTTTTAATTTGTTCATCAATATTCCAATATCCTTTAGTTGCTCCTTCTTTTATTGTTTGTAATACAGCAGTTTCTATTGCTGTTTGAAGTGCTATATTGATTGATTCGTTTCTTACTAAACCATTTTCTATTTCTACAAGCTCTGTTGAATCGGTAATAAAACGAAAAACATCTTGATCTATAGAAGCACTTAATATCGTTTTTGTAACCAATACCTCTAATAATACTTTTCCCGTGCTTACAGAAACTGTTCTTAAAGATATTGCTACTGTATCTTGTTTATATTGCCTTGACATACCAATGCCAAGATAACGAGCTCCAGCACCGCCACTTTTTATATTACTTTCATAAGATATCACACCGCCTTGCATAATCAACCCAGCAAACATTAATGGCTGTAATTTTTTATCTTCTTTAAATTCCTGTCTTGTGCTTCTTATGATTTGACGTTCTTTAGTTACATTATCTAAACCAACTCTTTCTACTACCTCAAAAAACCCATCATAATTACTACCTGCGTGTTTTAAGGCTCTAATAAGATATGCGTCTGGTGCTTGCGTTACCGCAGATGAAAAAGTTGCATAAGAACTATTACTTCGTCTTTGCCCTGTTTGATCTGTAAATCCACCTGAGTATATAGCTATTACAGGTTTTGATTTGTTTGATGATTTAATATTAGCAAGTTCGGGCACCAGTAATGTACCTATCTCTGGCTTTTCTACCTTTTGTAATGGGGGTAAATTATTTTCTAAAGGATCTATTATTAATGCACAACTAGAAAGTAAAACTACCAATAGGGAGAGATATAGTTGTCGTATTACCATCACTGTCTGTTATTTTTAAAGTTATAATTCCGTCTACAACATTATACTCTATAGTGTTTCCTTCTAAAGTTAAAACACCACTATCGCTAGGAGTTTCTCCAAATAAATTTTCTACAAGCTGTCTTGATAGCTGTGCATAGATTCTGGATTCTAAGTTACGAATAAACCTAGCCAATGTTGTATTTTCTTTGTCTCTTTCTATTTCATCTTGCAAGGCTTTTATCTCTGCTTTAAGTGCTTGCTTCCGATTAAACTGTTGGTTTTCTATGGTTAGATAGTGTGCAGAGGCACCTATACCAGAAAATGATGGTGATTTAAATTTATGCACCATCTCGTCAGCCCACAAAGGATTAGTTAATATTACTAAACCAAAAAATATTAATAGCATGAATGCTATTCTATATATCCAAATGTTATCAGTCTTTTCTTTGGTCATTTCTATCCGCCTTAGCAATTTTGTTGCTATCTATTAACTGCGGGACACCAAGGATAGTTTTAATAAGAGTATCTTGTCTTATAATTTCATTATCTAAACTTCGCACCCTGTCTATTAAGGCTACTAAAATACCATGCTGTGCGTCAAGTTTTGTGCCAAGACGTTCTTCAATAGCGGATATTTGTTCTGCTACTTTTTGATCAACGACATCTAGCTTTGTTTCCATGCCGTCAACAATACGCATGATAAGTTTATATATAAACCAACCTAAACCGAATGCAGCTGCAACTGGAAAACCTAATTCAGTTATTATTGCAACCGCATCCATTTATTTACTTTTTAATTTTAAAATTCAGAGCTATTAAATCAATATAACCAAATAGTTTATTGATCCATTTATCGTCTTTTTCTGATGGTGTCCAAGCTGCAATTAGTGATGCACCTGTAACCACATAAGTAATAGTTGTTATTATATCTAATATAAAATCCATATTTCACCTCCCGTGTGAAGATATGATTGTATCATTTTGTTAACTAATCAACTAGATTAGTCCACATATATTCTTCTGCTGCTTCTAATGTAGTAAAGGTTTGTACATCTTCCTCAGTGTTATTATCTACTATAGTAAAAGTAGTCTCATCATGCTTAACAATAACATAGGGAACATTGGTTATAGGTCCTAGGCTCATTATGGAGGATCTCCAGGTCCAGCAGGTCCTTGTGTGCCCCTGGTTGAGGTTAAGGATATATTTTTAGTGCCACTGTTATAACCGCTTGAGCTTGGGTAATAGGTTCCACCTAAAGAAGCTCTCATGTAAAAAGTTACAGTGCCCGATAGATACCTAGTCCCACTCCCACTACTTACTGTTGCTAACCATTGCCATAGAGGAGAGTAGACGCTGGTGCTTACAGTTGTCCAGGTGTTAGTAGCAGGACCTGTTGTTGAGGCAGTGCCAGCTCCTGAAGTAGTGGTGCTGTACACGGCTTTTGCTTCAAAGGTTGCACTATCTAGTCCTACATAACCTTGATATGCATAAGAATAAACCGCTGCTGCACCTGAGTTAAAGGTTGTAAAACGATGCTCTAATCTGTCATTTGCAGTATCAACTTTTTGTGCGTAGTTACAGCCTGTCTGTGCATAATTAGAATTGCTAAAACTTTGAAAACCCCATGGATCTGGGGCGGTAGATACGCCTGATAAAGCCCAAGTGTTTAATGAGACATCTTGTGCGTTCCTAAATTCTCCAATAGATATGGTGGTGCCGCTTGTTGTATTGATACCATCTCCACCATCATAGGTTGAATCTGGTGCTCCTATACCTCTGACATCCGCATCATTTAAAGACACAGTGGTGCCAGATGTCCCGCCAACTTCTACATGAATAGCGTTTAAACTAATATTAGTTGTTGGCAGCGGCATTTACCTATGCCCAGACTGCACCACAAACAGTTTGTACTAAAGCGTCTTCTCCTGATACATCTGTAGCATCTCCACCATCTTCTACGAATTTACTAATATGTTTTACTTGAGTAGAGATCTGACCATCTAAATGAGCATCGCCACCTGTTCCAGCTAATACATTTTCATACACAACCATTACAGTTTCATGTTTTGCGTTTACAGTGTCTTCAGCAGATGAGTCTGACGCAGGATACACCTCTAATCTTTGAACTCTTGTTGTACTACTAATCGCCATTTTTATTCTCCTTTAAAGTTTTAATTTCTGACTTCATATATTCTATCTCTTTTTGTTGTTCTTTTATAGCTTCAATTAATAAAGCTACTATTTTTTCTTTGTCTACAGTTTTGTATTCTTCATTAAATGGTGCAGGTGAAACTGCATCAGGGATAACTTCTTCTATTTCTTGCGCTATAACACCAGTCTCATGTTCAAATTTTGGATTAAAGTTTTCAATATTTTCTAACCAATCAAACTCAACACCTCTAATCTTTTTAATTTTTTCTATTGGATTTTCAATAGTTTTAATATTTGTTTTTAATCTTTTATCTGAAACATAAGCAGTAATATTACCTGAAACCCTAAAGTCAGATGTTGTTGCAGATATAGTTGAACTGTCAGGTACAACTATTTGATTGGCAGAATAATTACCACCCCCTCTAATATGAACAGCACCACCATCTTTAGCTGACACATAAGTATCTCCATCACTAAGTCCAGAAAGTATCATGTAGTCACTAGAACCTGATTGAAATGAAGTTTTCATTCCAACGTAAGAAGCAGATGTTGAATAGGCTTCATCACCCATGATAAGGTTGCCACCATCTGCTCGTAACCTCTCAAACACACCATTTCTTGAGGCATCTATTACTGTTGTTGAGCCGATATTAAAACCGCCCAAAGCATTGACTGTGTAATTATCACCATTGCCTCTTGTCACAACATTGTGCCAACCAGTCCCACCGTTGTTCAGTATGTTGTAATTTCCACCACTGTAAATTGTGGAGCCATTAACATAGCCGCTTGCAACAATGTTTGCCGTAGCCGTTACATTACCTGTAGCTGTAATAGAACCACTAGAGATAGTTCCTGTTACAGTTAAATTAGCACCATCAAGTGTCATTCTTAATGCAGATTCTTCATACCACTTATATTTGTTATCTGAATTAAACCATAAGGTATTACTTTCAATACCCATTGCATACCAAGCAGTTGTATTTGCATCATAAAACTTAATTCTTGTACCTGCTGTATGATCTGAATTACTTGGAGCTGCAACATTGCCATTATTTCTAGTGTTATCAATAATCCCATCAACATCTAAATTACCTGCAAAACTACCTGTTCCTATATTGGTTAGGTTTCTTGATGAATCTATGACTGTAGTTCCGCCTGCTCCTGTTCCAACTGCAAATCCAACAGAAGCTTGAACCATTCCATTTGAAGGCGTATTACCACCATAAGTTGTTCCAACATATAAACTTTTAGCTTTGATTGATTGTGCTGCTGTAGCTTGTGTTATAAAACTAAATACATTATCTGACCTTATATCACCACTAAGATTATAAAGAGCCCTACTTGATGTTATGGTTTCTGTATTACCAAACTTTAAAGCACCTGAAACTACATTAATATCTCCACCACCCTCAATAGTAAACCTTTCATTACTTGTTGATTTATTACCGCCTGTTTTTGTGTGAAAACGTAAAGATGCAGCGTCATCATTATATGTTGTGGACATATGAAAATCGCCAACGTTATTGACATACCACATTTCAAAACCTTCACTTAAAGTTCCAGTACCACTTGACTCCATTGAAAAGTAAGGGTCGTTTGCATTTGCTGACGTTTTCAGTCTTAAGGTTGGAGTTCCTGTTTGAACTAAAATAGAATTTGCAACTGTTGGTAGAGTAATTGAAGCAGAACCAGTCATATCTACTGCTTTAGCAGGGGAGACGTGCATCCAAGTAGACATAGAATTTGCAGCAGAACCATTTTGAATACCAAAGTATAAATTAGCGCCATTATGTGCTATAGCAGCAGCATCTCCTGTTCCACCACCATGAACAAATAAACCTCTTGCTCCCCATCCGCTACCATCTGAAATATTACCAAATCCACCTGCATAAGATGAGAATGAATCAGGGTCAACGGTTACATTTCCAAATACACCATAAGATGATGAAGTTATAGCACCACTAGAGATAGTTCCTATGTTGGTTAGGTTTCTTGATGAATCTATTACTGTTGACTGATTTATTAATAATCCGCCTGTTCTAATATCGAATCCAGTTGAATTAGATAAAAAGAACGTGCTTGAACCGTAACCAGTATTATTAAAGTTTAATGCCTGTGCATTAATTTGCATTGTTGAAGTATTATTATTATATATTCTTGTTTTCCATGAATTATAACTACTTGTTGTAACACCAAAATAAAGAGCAGATGCTCCACGAATAGACATATTTCCTACAGTCTCTAAATCAAGATTTGTAGTGTCCATTGCACTTATAGCTTGACCAAATGCTCCTGCATTTATATTGGTTAAGTTTCTTGAGGAATCTATTACTGTTGTTGCATTTATTTGATAGCCACCAGTATTTAAAGTAGATAAACTAGAAGTAGTACTAGGAGTACCTGAAGCTGCCCACTCACCTAATACAAAATTGCCATCTGACAACATTGTTAAACTTCTTGATACGATATTTGCCCAATGAAAGTTTAAGTTAGGAGCATAAGTAGATGAAGTAGAATTATTAGTATTTAATCCTCTTTCTCTGATAGATATTGGTGATGTTTGCCAGTCATCAGTAGATGTTTGAGAAGAATAAAATAGATTAACCCCTGTACCAGCGTTTGCTGTAATAGCACCACTATTAATAGTTCCTATATTGCTTAGGTTTCTTGAGGAATCTATTACTGTTGTATTATTTACTTGAAAGCCATTTAAAGCATTTACCATTCCACTAGGTGCACTATTACTATAACTTGTACCCGCATACAAACTGCCAACTTTAATTCCTTGAGCGCCACTTCCAGTAGATCCATTACTTCCATTTAAAAAGCTTATAACACCACTATTTTGTATATTTGCAGGATAAATTCTTCTAGCACTATCTATTACTGTTGTTGCACCAAATTTAAGATTACCTGTATTTATATTTACATCGCCATAATAGTAATCTGCTTCTATTCGTTCAGTCCATATACCTTTAGATACAAAACTTTGCTCACTTACAATATCTGTTCCGCTTGAAGAGCCTGCACTTAAAGAGCCACCATATATTGTATTAGAAGTACTTGCATATCCGTGAAGTCTTTGATGATAAACTTGAAATAAAAGTCCAACAGTTGCTACAGAAACCCCATAAATTTCTATATAGTAATTGCTATCTGAACTATCTTGTCTTATTTTAGCTTTTGTTATATATCCTGAAACTCCAGTTTTCTTTAAAAATAAAGAAGCTCCAGTACTCCAATCTTTATAGTAATCAATAATATAAGTATCAGGAACATAATCACCACCTGTAAAGGATAATAATATTCTGCCTCCTCCTCTAACAACTTTTGCAATTTTAAACCACCCTGCCGTACTTGCTGGAGTTGTAGCATTGCTTACAATAGTAGCATTTATAAATTCGCTAGATGTAATAGCACCTGTAGCAGTAATAGCACC